TTATATTCGCCCTGAAGCTTGCAGAGCAAATATAACTCGGCGTATGCCGAATATCACTGCGAAGCAATAAAACTCGCCGCAGGCGAATATAACTGAAAAAACCTCGTTCTTATGAACGAGGTTTTTTCTTGGTGGAGACGAAGAGGACTTATTCGAACACTTGCACTCTGCTGCAGATGCGGCGCTTTCGATGGATTCGACCGTGTTCTCTGCGTTTTTCGTGCTGTCGGTGCTGTAATTGTAGGTTATAGTGATCTTGTCGTCATATAAAATGACCTTGTGAACAAAGGTGTCGATGATTTTACGCTGGTATTCCTTGTCGTCGACATTGCCGCCGCGAAACTTTTCAAGAAAAAAGATTACCTGCTCGCGTTCGATTGTGGGGCGGGCGACCTTTTCTTTGATGATTTCCGTCTCGAGGTCGCGCTTGGTATCCTCAAGCTCTTCCAGCCGGGAGCGGGTGGTCTCGGTGATTATGCCGGCTTCTATGGCGCGCATGATATTTGCGATTGCTTTGTTGGTGTCTTTGAGCTGCGATTCGAAATAGCGAAGCATCGATTTGTCGTCGTGCTCTGATTTTTGAATTTCGACCACTTTGTTGGCGATGTAGTCTATAACATCATCACGCAGGACATAAGCGGCAGTCAGGGCGGTGACTTCGCGTTCAAGGGCTTCTTTCGGGACGGATTTCTTGCGACATTTGCTTGATTTAGTCTTTTTGGCGCGGCAGGTGTAATAATACCACCTTGCGCCGTTCTTTCCGGTGCCGCAGTCTCCAATCATCGTGGATTTACAATTGCCGCATATAAGCTTTGATGTCAGCAGAAAGTCAACGTCGCCGCGCCGAGCGGCAGGAGCGTGCTTGTTTACTTCGAGCCGCTTTTGCACGCGGTCAAACAAATCATTGTCGATAATCTGCGGAACGCCCCCCGGCACGACAATATCGTGCCAGTGATATTCGCCGATGTACACGCGATTCCGGAGAATGCGCGAAATGCCGTAGTGCGTGTATTCTTTGCCGCGCATGGTCTTGATGTTGCTCTGCTGCAGATATCGCAGAATGTCCGCTATCTTCTTGCCGCCGTCGTACATTTCAAAAATCGTTCGCACAACGGCTGCACCATCGGGGTCGATGCGATATTTGTGATCCGCATCGACGGTATATCCGGTCGAAAGACCGGAGCCGTTGAACTGGCATTTGAGCGCGCTTTCCCGCATTCCGCGTTTTATATTTTGCGAGAGGTTTGCGGAATAATATTCGGCGAGACCTTCGAGCACGCTTTCGAGGATGATTCCTTCGGGACCGTCGGGAATGTGCTCTTTTGCCGAAAGTACACGAACGCCATTCATCCGCAATACCGCTTTGTTTTTTGCGATTTCTTCGCGGTTTCGTCCGAAACGGTCTATTTTCCAAACGACGACTGTCGAAAAGCCATGCCGCGAGCTGTCTCGGAGCATCTTTTGAAAATCAGCGCGGTTATCATTTCGACCGGTTTGCTTGCGGTCTATATATGTTCCAACGATGCGCAGGTCATTATCCTCACAGAATCTGGTGCACTCGTGGATTTGTCCTTCGATTGATTGATCCGTTTGATTTGGCCCCGGGCTATACCGGGCATATATTACTGCATTTGTCATACTCTCTCCGCTTTCTTACTTTTCATTGTCACTTTCTCGCTCGTTCCTGTCCCCGCAGGAGTAGGGACACTCACCATTTTTCCATTATATAATCTAAGGAAACGCCAAAGAAATCAGCAAAAATAAGGACAAAACCCATACCAGCTTCTTGGGTTCCGTTTTCCCATTTGCTTATTGTTGTTCTATTAATAGCGGTGCCATACTTCGAGTTAACTGTATCGACAAGCTCTTGCTGAGTGAGTCCTTTTGCCTTTCTTAGCTCTTTGAGTTTCTTTCCAAAAATGTGCGCCATTTATACCACCTTAAAAATATGATATCATGCGGTTACCACTTACCGTTCTTGTGGGAGCGGGCTTTTTAACTTATTTCGCGAATAAGCATACGTGGTACGCCGAGAATGTGATATGTTTCCATATCAACACCCCTTAGCTCTTTGGGTTGATATTCCGGATTCACGGGACTGAGTCTTACCATATCATCAAAAACATCAATGCGCTTGAGCGTGGCACACTCGCCGTCATAGATAACTGCGCCGATGTCACCGTTATGCTCGATACAATTTTGCTTTAAAATGAGTATTTTGTCATTTTCGTGATAAAGCGGATACATAGAGTTCCCATGCACTTTTAATACAAAAAATTCAGCCTGTTTTCTTCCTTTGAGATAAGACACTGGAATTTCTACAGTCTCCCCACTCCAATCCTCATTCGCGATTTCTTCATATCCCGCTGCAATACTTCCGAGAACCGGAAATGTTATGACATCGGTTGCGACCGTTGGAGGAACAAGGTTAAGCGGTTGCATAGGGACGTTTGCGCCCATAAGCCAGGGAATTGATACATTTAATACGGCGGCTATTTTTTCAAGACTGTCTTGACTTGCTTTATACTCGCCTTTTCGATATTGACTAATAGCGCCTTCGTTTACCCCGGAAAGTTTAGAGAGTTCAGAAGCACTCATTTTTCGGTAGCATAACGCCTCATTTAATCTATCCCTAAAAGTTGCTTCCATTGGTGGAAGGCTTGAAGAGTCCTCGCCATCTATTAAATAAGATGTTGTTGTGTTTAATGCTTTTGCGAAATCTGATACTTTACTTTGATTTATGTTTCGAAGCCCCAGTTCGATTTTATTAACAGCCGATGCTGTTTTAAAACCAACCCTTTCTGCGAGTTCTTGCTGGGACATCCCTTTCTCTTCTCTTAATTTTCTTATCCTATCATAGATTGTCATAGTATCACCGCCTGTTTAAATGATATCAAAAAATAGCCAGTTTGTCAATTTTTTTTGAAGAAGCTTAAAAAAAACTATTGACAAAATGGCTAATAATGATTATCATATGTGTATAGCCAAAATGGCTAAAGAAAAAGAGGTGAAAAATATGACAGCGACAAATAAGTTAAAAGCAAAAATGGTAGAGGTCGGAATTACACAGGCTGAACTGGCAAAAATTTTAGGAATATCCTACCAAGCAATGAATTACAAGATAAACAATCGTTCGGAGTTCAAGGTGAGCGAAATAGAAGCCGTTGCGGATACCTTGAAGATTGTGAATAAAGACGAATATTTTTTTGCTTAGTTAATAGCCAAAATGGCTAAAAGGAGATGAAAGCATGACAAGGTTTAAAAAGCGGATAAAAAGGGCTCGTCGAATCGAAACCGTTACGCTTACACAGCCGGCGTACTGCCGCGGAAATAGCAACTGCGGCAGAGACCGACGTGGGTTGTGGCATTGTAACTGTCTTAACCAAAGTAAGCAAGAGCCCCGAAAACAGCAGCAACAATAGAGGCTATTGTTGCTACAACGGAAACGACTACAGTAACGACGAAGCGAATCCGATCTGTTTTCTCTTTTGAGGCAGGTGTCTCGACCAGCTGATGAATCTCATCGACACCGGGAAGATAATACCGCTTATATGACAAGTCAATCACCCCCTTTCAAGAGAAAGCATATCACACAAAAAGAAATAAAACAACGAGAAAGGAGTTTCTGCGATGTCTCAAACGGCAGAACTCGACCTGTCGGCGGTGCCTGACAGCGAGATGACGCATTTAGCCCGGTCAACGCTTCGCGCGGTAGAACGGTATTTTGAAATCCCGGGCGTCAGAGAAGAGTACGAGCTGTGGCTCAAGAAAAGAAAGACGGCTTAAAGAAGAAAAAGAAAGGAAGAAAAGAAAATGATTAAAAGCTTAAAAGAAGCTCGCAATGCCCAGATCCACTATTTAAAAAGTGGCGATATCGACGAAGCGGCAACGATGTCCGAATTGTTGAGCGTAATGCTCGCGCAGGAGATTTTAAATGCTTTCGGCGGAATCGGAACAACGGACATGTGTGTAATTGTGGCAGCCTGCAAACTGGCAATATCAGTTGTTGAGGATTCCGCCGAAAAAGCTGGGCTTACCGCTGAAGAAGTGCTTGGCGCGGCGGACAACCTTGCTACTTTGGTAAACCGGCACACCACAAGGCTGACTATTGTCAAGCCGATGCACAAGGGGGCTGGCAATGATGACTAAAGACTTGCTTATCATCGGCGCGGTTGTCGCGCTGGTGGCGATTATACTTCTTGCGGCTCTGCCGGAGATAACAAGCGCGATGCCGGATGTTTATTATGTCGATCCGACCGAGCCGGAAGCAGCAACGGAAGCAGAGTCGGAAACGGTTTTGCAGTCAACTGCAAGCGTCAGATACGCCCTGACCGCCGCCGAGCGCGATGAGGTTGAGCGGGTAGTCATGGCAGAGGCGGGAGCCGAGCCGTACATAGGTCAGATGGCTGTTGCGCAGTGCATCCTAAACGCCTGCGAGCAGGAAAACGCGCGCCCCGCCGAGGTTGTCAAACGATACGGCTACACCGACAAGCGCCCCGAGCCGAGCTACAAAGTCAAGAGCGCGGTCTCCGATGTCTTTGACGACGGCGATGTGGCGACGGATGCCGAGATACTGTATTTCTACGCGCCGGAGCTGTGCCAAAGCATATGGCACGAGTCGCAGACCTATGTCTGCACAATCGGCGGGCATAGATTCTTTGAGGAGGCAGGAAAATGATTGATAATAAAGACTTTATTGCGGCAATCCACAAGATATCAAAGCAGGCTGAATCTCTCGCCTGCCACAGCTGCGCAATTATCCGCGCCGCGAGGAAACGGCTTGAAGAGCCGGCCGCGTCGCCGTGGATAAGCGTCAACGACAGGCTGCCAAAGGATGATGCGCGTGTTGATGACGGTGATGAAGTCCTTGTGATTGTTAGTGGCAGGCCAAAGAAGAATGTGCGGTGTGTTGATGCATGTGAAATTGCAGAATATTACTACGAAGACGGCTGGTATTTTGATGCCTATCCAGAGTGGGAAGATCCACAGGTGACCTATTGGATGCCGCTGCCCGAACGACCGGAGGGGGTATAACCATGGCATTAAAATTTGCAATTCAGACGGTTTTTGAAATCGCTGTCATCGTACTTATCATATACGGATTTTGGCACGAGGACAAGCTTATCGCCTTTGAGGACAAGGTAATAGCCAAAATCAGAGCAAAGAGGAGCGGGCGCGATGCAGGCACTCGAAAAGACAGCTGACGCGCCGTGGAGCGGGCAAAAATGGCGCAGGAAAAGGGTCTGTAAAAGCTGCCAGTGGCTGCGGAAAATTGACTGTGCGGGCGACGGCTGGGACGGAAAGTGCTGTGCCTATACCTACATCACCGACCGATTCCGCGAGATCCCCGCGACAAACGATTGCTGCGCATATTATCTCAAAAAGAAAGGAGCAAAAATATGATGAAAGAGAATCATATCTTAATGCACGCCGATGTGCTTGATGCAGTGCTTGCCGACTATAGCGGCCGATTCGTCAGCCGCCGGGATTATAACGACGGCAAGACTTACGGCTATGTAACAAACCTTAAAAATCAAAACATGGCTATCGAGTATACGCACTACAAAAATCAGCTTGGCGAGCGTCATGCGCTGTCCGACAACGAGCGTTTTGACTTTGACAACCAGATGATTAAAAAATACATACCTCAAATGGCAGAGCGGGTCGAGGAAATCGAGCGCGAGGAGGGCTCTGCGCTGCGCTTGCCGATATCCGTGCCGGTGTCGATATATTTTGACAGAAGCCGCCGTGGCATGGACGAAAACGGCCGTCCGAGTGAATTTTTGATAATTATCGAAGAAAAAGGAAAAGACCGTAAGCACATCTGGAAAGCTGACGGACGTGAGGCTGTTGTGGCTTATCTTGACGAATACGCGAAAAATGTGTTGCCGAGGCTTGACAGATATGAAAAAGGACGCCCTGCGGTAACAGGACGCCCAAAGGATGTTGCCGGAACAACACCAAACATCATAAACAGTATAACACCGCCGCCCGAAAATGTCAACGGGGGCGCGATATGAAAATACGGTCTTACAGATGCCCGAAGTGCGGGCGTGAATATAATTTTGCCGACGGCAACAAAACAAGACTCTGCCGCGTTTGCGGGTGCGAACTGGACAGCCTGACTGTCTACTCGACGGACGACGGGAGCACGGCCAGCGACCAAACCGCCGAGACTAAGCGCGAGAACCGCGAGGCCGAGGAGCAGGAAGCGCTTTTTGTGTGGGCGGAATACCAGTCCGCCGCACACCCGGAACTGAAGCTTTTATACCACATACCGAATGAGGGCAAGCGCAGCGTGGCTTACGGTGCAGCGCTCCGGCGGCAGGGAATGAAAAAGGGCGTGCCCGACCTCTGCCTGCCGGTCGCCCGGGGGAAATACCACGGCTTATATATCGAAATGAAAGCCGGACGAAACAAGCCAACGGTAGACCAGCAGTGGTGGCTTGAGGCGCTTGAAAGGCAAGGTTTCCGCGCCGTCTGGTGTTCCGGGTGGGAGCGGGCAAAGGAAGAAATATCGAAATATTTAATTTTAAAGGAGATAGAAAAATCATGATTACAAACATCGAGGTAACAAAGCTTTTGCAGCACCCGGACAACCCGAGAAAAAATATCGGCGATGTCACGGAGTTGGCGGAATCCATCAAAGCGCGCGGCATTTTGCAGAACCTGACGGTCGTTCCGGCCGAAAACGGCATGTATACCGTTATCATAGGACACAGACGACTTGCGGCCGCGAAGCAGGCGGGGTTGACAGAAGTGCCCTGCGCCGTGGTTGATATGGACTATAAAACGCAGCTGTCTACGATGCTGCTTGAAAATATGCAGCGATCTGATTTGACGGTCTACGAGCAGGCACAGGGTATGCAAATGATGTTTAACCTCGGCGTGCCGGTTGCCGAGATTGTCGAAAAGACCGGGTTTGCCGAAACGACTGTGCGCAAGCGCCTGAAGATAGCTACTTTGCCTACAGAGCAGATGCAGCAGGCGGTGGAGCGCGGCGGAACGCTCGAGAACTATGTGCAGATAGCGGACATAAAAGACGAAAAAGAGCGCCGCGAGCTGCTGAAAGTTGTCGGAACACGCGAGTTTGAGTTCAGCCTTACTCGCGCGAAGAGGCGGCAGATTGAAGCCGAGAAAACGCCACTTGTCAAAGCTGAGCTAAAGGCAATCGGCGCAAAAGCCGTAAAAAACCAAATTTACAGCTCCGCCTATGACTGGATTGAACGGTGTGAGATTGCAGACTGGAAAGAAGGAACTTTTAAAAAGCCCAAAAACAAAGAGGAACTTTTTTGGGAAATATCCTATGGCACGGTGTACCTTATGCGGAAGAAAGCCAAAGCATCAAAAAAGAAAGAAGAAAAATCGGAATGCGAGCTGCGTATAGACAGCGCCAACCGCGAATTAATGCGCCTGACAAAAACGGCGTATGAGTGCCGCGTAAACTTTGTCAAGAACTTTACCGCAGTCGAAAAACATAAAGAAACAATCATCAAGTGGCTTGTGATGTTTGCGGGTTGCGAGATAACGGACTATTGTACATATGACAGAGCATATATCAATTCCGAGATCGGAGCAGATGAAAAAGCGCATTATGTGGATGCGCCGAAATGGCGGCAGTTTATCGCCGAGGACAAGCGTGCTCCGATAGTTGTTGCGTATGCGCTTGCCGGAGACAATGAGAACAATGGCTACTATACCGCCGGGTGGTATGCATCAAACAAAGCTAAATCAGCACCGGAATACAGAGGGAACCAAAGCCTTGACAGAATTTATGAGTTCCTTTGCGAGTTGGGCTATGAAATGTCGGAGACAGAACGGCAGCTGCAGAGCGGCGAACATGAGTTGTTGAAAGGAGAATGAGTATGGATTGCAGTAAAACAATAAATTTCCTTATGGCGCAAAAAAGACTTTGCAGCTCTCAAGGCTATTGTCAACAGCGTAATAAAAACGATAACTGCCCGCTGTACGCTTTTTGCAATCGTAGTCCCAACAACTATTCCGTCGCGAAAGTCAAAGAAGCGATTGAAGCCATGCAGAAATGGATCGACGAACACCCGGGAAAAACCTACGCGCAGGACTTTTTTAAAAAGTTTCCAGAAGCCAAGCCGGACGCATACGGTGTGCCGAGGATGTGCCGCGCAAATTGCTACGGCGGAAGCTGTCGTCAGCCCTCGCCGATTGATTCAAATCAAGAAAAGTGTAAATGCTGTTGGGACGAACCTATGGAGGTCATAGACGATGAATAAAAAGAAAGCCAGAATCATGATGTGTACGCATTTCAACTGCGACCACCGTCGTGGGAATTACTGCTGTTTCCAGTGTCAGAAAATCGGCACTTGTAAAAATCCTTGTTATAACAGCCCGCTGAAATGCGGACTGGCAAAGGAGGTTGAACATTATGAAGAATCTGACGCTTGAACAGCTGATCCGGGCGACCGAACTCTGCGGAGCGGGCGCCCCCGGATCTTGTCCGGAATGTCCCTGCTTTGACCCGAGCGGAGATTTTGAGTGCATTGAATACCTCATGTCGCAGGCTGCGGCTGCGCTTAAAGAGTATTTCTGCAACGGCGGAGGGGAGCTATGACAAAGTCAATTTTGCTGAGTATCAGACCACGATATTGCGAACTGATAGCAAGCGGAAAGAAAAAAGTCGAACTTCGAAAGAACGAACCAAAAATCAAGACACCGTTTAAGTGTTATATCTACTGCACCAAAGGTGGAAGTGATGCAAAGAAAGGGCAACTTTCCTTTTGCGGTAGAGTTATTGGGGAATTTGTGTGTAACGCTATTTTTCCAATTGCTTTTGAATATCTCGGTGCGCAAGAAATATCGGAAATAGAAGTTCCTCTTCTTTGCCTTACGGATAAACAAATTATAAGTTATCTTGGAAACGGCAAGGTAGGATTCGGCTGGAGTATATCTGACCTTGTTATTTACGATGATCCAAAAAGGCTTAGTGAGTTCGGGCTCAAACGACCGCCGCAAAGTTGGTGTTATGTGCCCCAAGGAGGAACAAAATGACGAAAGTTGAAATGCTTATTCTTACTGCTCTTTTGGCGAATTTAGCAGTAATGGTTATTAACCTGGCACGCGACCTGCTGATATGGGTTAAAAAGAATCGTCGCGAACGCTCCATCAATAGGAAAAACGAGCAGCTTGAAAAAATTGAAGAATTAACGAACCAAATGTGCTTTGAACGCGAGACTAATAAAGAGCTTATCGAAAAGTGTCAAGAACTTCTTAAAAGCAAAAACGAGCTTGTCAGAAAATTAAGGGAGAGCACTACAAACAGCAAACTCAAATTGTGCCCGCAGTGCGGCGGAGAAGTCGCACTTTTGTATGATGCATGTGTCAACGGTTACTACATTGTCCCGAAAGAAAAAAATAACTGTGGTTATTGCAAGAGCTTCGGGACTGTGTGTGACGACAGGGAAGAGGTAATTAAACTTTGGAACAGTTTGGGCGACCTTTGGATTAAAACAGAAACAGGAGTTTAATATGAAAATCAAAAAAATCATAAGCCTGTGCAAGGCAAATAAGTGCATATCACTCTACGATATGACAACGCAGATGCTCGGCGACGGTCTCGCCGCCTACTATCTTAACGACTGCCCGGTGTTTTCAATCGACTCGCTCATGACATCTTTCGATATCACACCGACACAGGCGGACAAAATCGTGCAGCGGTACACCGCCGAGCCGCCGGAAGCGTTTTTGAAGATGGTCAAAGACGAATTTGACGGAGAAGAGCGCTGCGATCCTCTGCCGATATCTCTGCGGATAGGCTCTTACGACTATATACCATATAAGACTTCGGCCGGGATAGAGTTTGTCGAGTCGAAATATCTTGAGCCGCTTGATGTGGACGAGTTTGAGCTGTACTACCGTCAGACCGAGTCCGGCGCGTTCTTTGCGGCGAAAGCCGGATTCTTTGTGATGGCGATTATCCCAATCAGCACAACGCGGGTGCTGACGGAGAACACTGTCGGATATCTCGACGAGCTTTCGTCAATGAGTTCGATAAAATATGAAAATTTGAAATGAGGATGTGAAAAGCGGTGCGAGTCAAGAAACGAATATTTTCCGGCGCGGTTTGCGAGCAGGAAGTCTACACGGTTTCTGACCGCACCGCCAATGTCGCAAAGGCGCAGTACAAGCCGGTGCTCCGCACGGACGAGGAGCGCGAGCGCCACAATCTGATGATAGCAAGGCGGAAGCACGCGCGAGTGTTCAACGAGAATTTCTCGCCGACTTCACTTTATTCCACTCTTACCTTTGACAATGACCACGAAGTACACGACTGGGGCGAGGCGCGTCGGTTGCGTACATTATATAAACGCAGACTACAATACGCGTGCCCGGAAGCGAAAATCAACCTTTATATGGGACGCGGCAGAAACACAAAAAGAATACATTTTCACATGGTCTCCGACGACGTGCCGGAAGAGATCATCAAAGCGCAGTGGATCTATGGCGATATCGTGCAGATAGAGCACCTGCGCAGACACAACTATTATAACGGTATAGACCACGGTTGCGATTACACAGGTCTTGCCAATTACTTATTCGACCATTGGACGCCCGAGCAGGGCACTAAACATAGATATTTATCAACCCGCAACATGCGGCAGCCTGACAGCGAGGACGCAAAGGTCGCGCTCCGGAGCTACAGCCCGGACAACCCGCCGATCGCCCCGAAGGGCTATCGCCTTGTCGAGTGCATTCAAAACAGATTCGGATATATGTGTTTTAAATACATAAAAGAGCCCGAGGACGAGCCGCCGAATCGACCGAGAAAAAGAAAAAACTGCTGACGGATGTCAGCTTTTTAAAGCCTTGTAAATGTGTCAAGTTTCGCGACGAAGAGGAGGAAAACAAAATGAGCGATTATATTGATCGTGCTGCACTCGGGATAGGCTTGTGTACCCGAGATGTTTTTGAGAACAAAGGTTATGCGGACGGATGGAATGCCGCTGTTAAAATTTTAAAAGAAGCTCCCGCCGTAGATGTTCCAGAAATTGTCAGATGCAAGGATTGCAAAAATTATGAACTTATGAAATCTAACAACTATCATTTTTGTAACGAGTTCGGCGGGTATGTTACTGAAAAAGATTTTTGCAGTCGAGCGCAAAAAATGGACGGAGGTAAAAAATGAGTGATTATATTGACCGTGATTTGCTTTTAGCGGAAATAAAGGCACTTAAAGAATCTCCTTGGTATAACGGTTGCGGCGAAAACTACGAGAGGATAATTCGCAGCGATGCGATCGGTGTTGTTGTAGACCTTTGCATAAAGTCAGCTCCCGCCGTAGATGTACAAAAGATTAAACACGGCAAATGGATAAAGATGGACATCATTCCTGACGATCCTGATTATTTTTGTTCTGAATGTCGTAACTTTATAGATGTCGCGACTGGAAAAGTAACACCGATAGAACGCGGCTTGCTTTACTGCCCGAACTGCGGCGCAAAAATGGACGGAGGCGATAACAATGCGTGAGATACTTTTTCGCGGCAAGCGAACAGATAACGGCGAGTGGGTTGAGGGATATTATTATAAAGCTAAATATTGCAGAACTGATGACAAGCTTTGTGATTATATTACTATTCCGTACATGGAACAATGCAACTTGCCGAATTCGCACTATATTGTAAACCCTGAAACCGTAGGACAGTACACAGGTCTTAAAGATAAAAACGGCACAAAGATTTTTGAGGGCGATATAGTAAAGAGATTTTTGCTCGGCAAAATGTGCATTTATCAAATTGTCTATGACAACGGTCTCACGAGTTTTATTGGGCAAGCGGGCATAAAATTTACAACATTTAACTATGATTCAGCCGAATTTGATTCAGCCGCATTTGAGGTTATTGGCAATATCTATGATAACCCCGAGCTATTAGGAGGTAACGGATAATGCCGAGAGATAAGGATTTGCCGAAAAAATATGACATTCCCCGCGAGCGGTATCGGGAGCTGAAATATTTCTGCCTGCAGTATCCGAGAAAAAAGGAGCGGGCAAAAGATACATATGCTTTATCAGCGGCGGCGCCATCCGGGATGCCGTCCGCTTCGGGCTGCTCTGATCCGACGGCAAAAAGGGCAGAAAGCCGGGAGCGGGAAAAGAAAGATGTCGCACTAATTGAGCGGTGCGTGAAGCTTGCCTGCGGCTCTGATGTCGGACTGATAACACCGTTGCTCAAGAATGTCACGCAGGGGACGCCGTATGAATATATGCCGGTGCCGAGCGGGCGCAGGCAGTTTTATAATCTCCGCCACAAATTCTTTTGCATCCTCGACCGCGAGCAAAAATAAAAGAGTGCACAAAGAGGACCAACTTGAGCCTATAATGGGTATTGTAGAGTACTCTGATAAGCGAAAAGCGCGGAATTCCGGATTTTTTGAATCACTGGAGGAAGTGTAACTTGGAGTACTTAGACAAGATATTTCTCGGCGACGGAATCGCCGGGATGAGAATCTATCCTGACAACAGCATTGACATGATTCTTTGCGATCTGCCATATGGTATGACGGACTGCGCGTGGGATAACGCGCTGGACTTTGGCCTTTTGTGGTCGCAGTATTGGCGGATTCTGAAAGACAACGGCGCCGTGGTGCTTACGGCCGCACAGCCGTTTACGACCGACGTCATTAACAGCTGCCGCCGATTTTTCCGCTACTGCTGGTATTGGCAGAAAAATATGCCGACCGGATTTACCTTTGCAAAATATCAGCCGATGCGCTGCATCGAGGATGTTTGTGTTTTTTACAAAAAAGCGCCGACATACAACCCGCAAGGCATCAAGCTCCTTGAGAGGCCTATAGCCGTAAAAGGCAAGCGCGAAACGGATGGCATTTACAAAGACAGCACCCTCGGCAAAGATTCGCTGCGATATGTGACCGGATATCCTCGGAATCTGCTACAAATCAACTGCGAGCGGGGCTTGCACCCGACGCAAAAGCCGGCCGCGCTGTTTGAATATCTCATCCGCACATACACTAACGCAGGCGACACTGTGCTTGACAATTGCATGGGGAGCGGGACGACCGCTATCGCCTGCATCAACACCGGACGGCATTACACCGGGTTTGAGAAAGATGAGCGATATTATCGCGTCGCTCAAAACCGGATCGCCGAACGGCTGAAACAGAGTTCCACATAATTCTTTTCTCCTTTCTTCCCGCCTCGCCCTGCGGCGGGTTTTAATAGCAGGGCTTTTATACAAAAGCACATGGGCAGCGGCTGTCCAGAGAGTAGGCGAGGTCCGATTCCTCAAGGTGTTTTGTTCGACTCAAAGCATCATAGGTTCAAAACTCTCATGCATTTAGTTTCTGCCGCCAAGAGGGCGAGGAAGCGCGAGAAGTTAAGCATCGGGCGTTCCGGGACGAATCGGGCGCACAAGTTTGCGGACGGTAAAACGATGGCTGATGACAAGACGCAGCTCGGGCGGCACATATGGCAGCATACGGTTATCTCCGGGGCTCCCATCCCCCGGAGGCGCGGTTTGACTCCGCGCGCCGCCAACACCTTCATTTGACGCACCTCTCTGTGAGCCGAGAGGTGCGCTTTTACAGTCCGTTTTGTTGGACAGTGAAAACTTGAAAGAACTTTGATTTTGTGATATACTCGAAAAAAAGACGAGGGAGAATCACGAAATGAATGTTTTTAAGGTCGGAGAGGAAACACACATCCTCGACGGATACAACGAAGATTGCACCGTGTTTGAGGTCGATGAAGCGGGACTTAATATTTTTTATTACTACAGCTCGCCGACCGAAGAAGAAATGCAGGCTTTTGAGCCCGGCGTTCCCGGTGAAATTCGCTTGGCAAGAATAGACGATATACTTTTCCTGTTCTGCAAGCTCGGAACGCTTGCCTGGGCGGAAATGCCGTATGCTATTCAACTTAGCAAGCTGACAAATCTTCCAAAGCCGGAAGAGGGCGAGGGTTACAACCTTACGATCATGCTTATTGATCGGGATACTTCAGTTATCAAAAAGATTCGAACGGTCGGTCTCAGCACGAAATTTTCGGAAGCGTTTCGGACGGAAGCGTCAAAAGACATGGCAGATGTTCTTTTCGCGCCGACATACCGCATGCATGTGCGTGAGATTCAAGCCGCATATCCGACGTGGCTGCTTGTTGCCAAGAGCAGAGTAGGATATGAGTTTGGCGACAAAGAAAAATAA